GAGGTGTTAATCACAGAGCATGAAGTCACGAGGTCTGAATATGTGAACGAAAACTATTATGTTATTTACCCTCAAATAAAAATGGGGAGACTTCATTATCACTATTGGAATCAAGAAGATTACTGGGACGGTAAAAGTGGGGATGTAACTTTAAAGCGCGCGTTAACATCAGAAGACAATCTCAAAGATAAAGAATATTTAAAGAACCTTTTAAAACTAGGAGGGTGGTTATGAAATGTACTATTGACGACATGGCGTGTCCGTATGTAGATACGTCGGGCATGGACAAGACGGTTGAGTGTCAAGATTGCCCGTTAAGCGTGTGTAAAAAGTGTGGTCATCAAAACCATGAGATTTGTAATACCTGCGAGAACATGGCGTTGTTAGTGTTATTGCCAGAGAAAAAACGTGTTGACATCCTTTATACTGGAGGAACATTTGATTTATTCCATGCGGGGCACGTTAATTTCCTTCGGGAGTGCAAGAAGATAGCCTTAAAAGTTATTGTCTCGTTAAATTCCGATGAGTTTGTTTTGAGATATAAGGGTAAATATCCGGTTATCCCGTTCGAACAGCGTAAAGAAGTTTTGCTTTCTTGTCGTTATGTCGATGATGTTATATTGAACACCGGCGACGAAGACAGCAAGCCGGCCATACTATCAGTTAACCCGGATATTATTGCCGTAGGTGACGATTGGGAAAATAGAGATTATTGTTCTCAGATGCAATTTACCCACGAGTGGTTAAAAGAAAGAAATATTAATCTTAAATATATTCCTTATACTGCGGGGGTGTCTTCGTCTGAGATAAAAAATAGAATATGAGAGCTTTATGTTATAGTGGCAATCTGCGGACTTTTGAGCACTGCGTAAAAAACCACCTTGCAGTATTCGGTGAGTGTGATGTTTATTTATCTATATGGGACACGTGGGGATATGTAGATCGGATAAATGACCCCTGGCATTTGTTAAAAGAAGGCAGACGGTCGGGTATTATTAATATAAATACTGTTAAGTCATTGATCCCCGAAGGGTTTAATGTAAAAAAAATAAAAATAGACAGTTATGACAAGATAATTATTCCGGGAGAGATGAGACGGAACAACTATCTTCTTTGGCAGTACTATAAAATATTAGATTGTTTCGGTCTTGTCAGTGGCAGTTATGATGAAATAGTAAGAATGAGGTGTGATATAACACTTGAGCGGTTTAACTTTGTCCCTGGTAAGTTGAATTGTAGTTCTTACGTCTGGTACAATGAAAAAGCTGAAGGGAGAATGAATGAGATGATATTTGCGGGAGATTATGATACTATGTCTAAGGCTTGTAGTATTATTAATAACATTCCGGTTATTCAAGACATATTACCCGATTACTTATTGTACGGGGAAAGTATATTTGGTGAGCATTTGAAATTAGAAAATATAAACGTATCTTTTCAGGACTTTGGATGGAGAGTATTAAGATGAGAATTTGTTTTTTGATAACAACGTGCGGTCGTAAAGAGTCCTGCCAGTCACTTGTCGATTCTCTTCAAGGGCTTGGAGATATTTTTGTATTACACGACGGGAAGGATTATAATATTGAACGCTGTAACTTCTTTTTTCAGAATATTCATTTAGGAAAGCCCGGATATTGGCGGACGGTTAATAATCTCTGGTCATTGCCTCGAAAGGATTATGATTACTATTTTATGATACCTGATGACTTTATTCCGGTTAAGGGATTTGTCGAGAAGACTATTGAGATACGGAAGTCTATTCCTGATAAGAAGAAAATCTGCATAAACACATATAGAGATATTGTCAAAAGGCCTATTTGCTGGACACATTTTGAGCCTGAAGAGTTCGGTGCTTACAGAAAGATACAATGGGTAGATATGTGTTTCATGTGCGAAAAGAAGTTCTTTGAAGTCACCGGTAAGATTCCTGAGATAAGGTACAACTGGGATCGCGATCCTTTAAAGTCGTCCGGCGTGGGGAGTTATATATCTCAGAGGTTGCATAGACTTCATTATTCTATGTACCAAACTAGCGAGAGTATGTTTAAGATAACAGAATGTCATAACGAAAGCCAGATGCACAAATGAAGACAGTAATGATAGCCTCTATTCCTGACCGTGAAGATATGTTAAGGAAAACGGTTGAGAGTCTCCGTGGTCAATGTGACAAGATACGAGTTGCACTGAATGACTATGACCATGTGCCGGACTTTCTTAACAGAGGTGAATTCATTATTTTGAACAATGAGAAGGGAGACGCCGGTAAGTTTTATTTTGCTGACAAACTGACTGGTTATCTTCTGAGTGGTGACGATGACTTAATATATCCTGAGAATTATGTCGAGTATATGATCTCAGGAGTTGATAGATACCGTTCAGCCTGCACGCTTCACGGAAAGACTTATAATAGACCTGTGGTAAATTTTGGGCAAACTCTTTGCACCTATCAGTGTCTAAGTGATGTCATCGGTGACGGTAAAATAGATGTCGGAGGCACTGGTGTAATGGCGTGGCACTCCGACTTTTTAAAAGTATCTTACGCTAACTTCAAAAGTAAGAACATGGCAGACCTTTGGTTTTCTAAGCTATGCTGGGAGCAAGGGGTTAAAATTATGTGCTTAGATCACAAGAAAGGAAACCTTAAATACCAGGGGCCGGTAACTACAATCTGGCGGCAGGAGAAAGAGAAAGGGTTTAAAGAACAGACTGAATTGTTAAAAACATTTATAATATGATTAAAAGATTATATGTAACTTTGCTTTTTATACTGTTCGCTTTAGCTTTATGCATAGCAATAGTAGCTTCATATTTCTATTGGCTCTTTACGGGCAAAGGAATGGTGAAGGTTTTTGATTGGATATCTAATCAAATAAAGAAAATAAATAATGAGCCCAGCACCTAAAGGTAATCAATTCTGGAAGCTTCGTTCTAAACACGGGCGAGATAAGTTATTCGCGACTGCCGATCTTTTATGGGAGGCCGCTTGTGAATATTTTGAGTGGTGTGACGAACATCCTTGGATGAAAGTAGAGCAAGCAAGGGCGGCAGGCAAACCAGGACTTGCAATAAAGACACAGAAAGGGAAGGTAAAAGACATTCAAGCCACAAGACCCGCTGAGTTAGCAGAACTTCCTACACAGAGACCATACACATTAACAGGGCTTTGTCTTTATCTGGGGTGTTCACAATCATACTTTTATGACTTCAAAGATAGTAAGCCAACAGAAGATTTTTCCGAAATCATAACGCGCATAGAACACACTATTGAAACACAGCAGTTCGAAGGGGCTACGGTCGGGGCGTATAATGCTAACATAGTTGCTCGCAAACTTGGACTTGCAGATAACCAAAAGATAGACCAGAAATCAGTCGTAGAATATAAGAACGTCTCGAAACAATTCCCTGATGAATGATTTACCGGACGTCCACATACTATAAAGTCAGGAATCTTAAATCTAAGATCAAAGTAATTCAAGGGGGACAGGGTGCAGGAAAAAACATTGCTATCGCTCAGATCCTTTTAGAAGATTGTGCCAAAGATAAAGATATCACTACGATAATGTCCGACACTTATGACAACTTAAAAGACGGTGCAATCGCTGACTTTAAGATGTTGTATGAAAACATGGGGCTAGACTGGGATAGAGACTACAATAAGACAGATCATGACCTTCATCATTGCGGTGGCCTTATTCAGTTCCGTTATATCTCAGATGTCAAGAAGCAGGCCGGTAAATCGAAACGAAGAGGGAAGCTTTATCTTAACGAGTGTAACAAAATGGGGTGGGAGGTGGCTTCTACTTACATAGGCCGTACTCATGGCGACGTGTACCTGGACTACAACCCTGACTTTGAATTCTGGGCACATACGGAAGTTCCTAAACTAACCGATGACAAAGGAAATAGTTTAAGTGAACAGATCATAGTTACCTACTTAGATAACGAGATGTGTCCGCAATCGGAGGTAGATTACATTCTTTCCCGCAAAGATAATGTAGAGTGGTTCCGTGTTTATGGATTAGGACAAACGGGGTACTATTCCGAAAGGCGAATATATAAATACCAGTGGATAGATGGAATTCCTAGTAACGCTTACCGGATTCCTTCAGGCATGGACTTTGGAGTGTCGCCTGATCCGACTGTATTGATTGACGTCTGGAGACTTAATAATAATCTTTACGTTGACGAGGTTTTTTGCATGAATAACCTGATGCCTGAAAAGATTAACGGAGCCGAAAGGATGGCCATAGTTGATCAACTGGAATTTGTAAAGTTTCCTAAAGGGCAAATGATAATCGGAGACAGTGCAGGGGCTACGGAGATCAGGGACTTACAAAAGTACGGGTATAACATTGTCGGAGTTCACAAACCTGTTAAGTCAGTTATCGGAGGGATTAATAAGTTAAGAGGCTATAACATTTACCTGACTAAGCGGTCTGTTAACTTAAAGAAAGGCATTGAGTCGTTCTTTTGGAAAGTCGATATTAACGGTAAGATAATCCCGGAACCGGACGGACACGAACCGGACGGACTGGCAGCACTAAGGTATGTAATTATGATGACAGATAAGTTTCAGGGTATAAC